CATTGGCAGCGAAGGCTATGAGGCTTTGAAGCTTGGGCGGAAGTTTATCGGCTTTGAGCTGAAGCCTGAGTATTTCAATTGTGCTGCGAGAAACCTATCAAGCGTTGAAACAGAAATGGCAACACCGAGCTTGTTTGACTTGGAGACAGCACAATGAACCGCCACGTAGCATTAGCACAAGAGCTTGCAGACTTTTTGGCAGGCAATCCAGACACGTGCGAAGAGGTTATGGCTTGGCGATTTAATGTCTTAGACGCCAGCGTCGAAGTGCAAGTCACCAGCGAGCATTTCCTGGGAAATCTTATGGTTCGCTGGCCACTTAAATTCACCGAAAAGATTGGCACGCTCGGCAACCGCCATCTGTTCCTGCGGCACGGCAATCTGAATTTTGTGACGGTTATTCAGGCATCAAAAATCGACGCGTCGGCGTAGACGTTTCGGTTCCTCGGTAAACGCGGAAAGGCCGAGGTTTTGGGGGCTTAGGAAATTCGCCGGTTCGATTCCGGCGGCCTCCACTTAGAAGCAAGCAGCTTCATGGTGGGACTGGCGACCGATCGCCACTGCCGCTCCTTTACAAGGCAGATTGTTCGGCAAACGGTGCAAATCCGTGGCAAGCGGTAGCGAGTGCGGTGTTCCCGACAGTCACGTCCGCATGGCAGCAGAACGGGGTTCGAGTCCCTGTCCGCTTATGGTTGGTTTGGTTACATGAAAACGGAGAGGTCAAGTGGATTTCGAGCCAGAGTTTGTCATTGAAAATCAAAGTGGTAGCGGAGGCGGCAGAGCGATCACAACGCCAGACTGTGTGACTATCGTTACTTGCAAAGGAGGCAATGGGAGGACGCAACTTACCGTCAGAATTGGCGAAAACGTAATGAAAAGAATGCGTTGGATTTCAGGTGATAAGATTGCAATCGTTTACGGAAACGTAGGCAGAAACAAGGCGTTGCTTTTGCGTCGAGCCTCTGATGGTTTTACGCTCTCATCTCAGCAAGGAAATAAAAGCAAGGGACAGTGCGTAAGGTCTAGTTTGAAGATCACTCTAAATGGCAAATACGACGAGTTCGTGAAAGATTTCATCGGCAAAAATTTCAAACCGCAATACTCTGGTGATGCGGTGATTATTAGCTCAACCTGATTTGAAAGGAATCAAGATGGAACGCTTACAAGAGCAAGTTAAAAATCTGGTGCTATCTCGCAAGCAAGGAGAGTCGATTGATGTCGGCGGCATTATGCGAATCACGGTCATCTGGATCAAAGGCAAGCAATGCAAATTGCTCATACAGGCACCAGATGACATTCCCGTCATGCGTACCGAGCTGGCTGATCGTGACCGATCCAAATCCGTTGCGTAAACCAGGCGAGTTAATCCGCTGGTACTTTGCTTTGCACCAGCACAAGCGACCGAGGCCGACTGATGCGTTGCCTGGGAGCCAAGAAAAGATACGTGTGTTATGTGGCCGCGTGGAACGTGGCGAGCGTCTGTTTGTCGACGGAGATTGCACGGATTTGGAAGATCACCGTTTCTCTGGGAGGCTGTTTGAGTAATGAAACTTAGTGCAAGAACTCGCGAGCAATGGATGGAGGTAGAAGCAGCGTTGAACGCTTGCCACCATTGCGTGCGAGTGATGGAAAGCAAGCAAGATAATTTGCGGCGACTACTGCCAGAAGTGCCAGACGACGTTGTTGCCGATCTGGCTAATGATTTGATTAGTTTTAACAGTTTGATTGAGGTATCAGATGGGTCAGTTTCTCAGCAAAGTACAGAAGGGCAAACAACAGCGTGCCAGGAGGACGGTGCTGTACGGGACGCACGGAATTGGGAAATCAACGTGGGCCTCGGAGTGGCCGAATGCAGTAATTGTGCAGACGGAGGACGGATGTGCTGACTTGGACGTTGCCAAGTTTCCGTTATGTGAGACGCTCACAGATTGCTGGGGCGCGATCATGGAACTTGGCGGAGAAGAAGATCACGGATTCCAAACTGTTGTTGTTGATTCGGCAGACTGGCTGGAACAGTTGATATGGAAAACCGTTTGCGAAAAGCACAACAAGAAGGCAATTACAGACTTCGATTTCGGAAAAGGCTATGGCGAGGCAGCATCTATCTTTTCAAAGATTTTGCAAGCTTTGGATGTCTGCCGCAGCAAAGGCATCCACGTTGTTGTTTTGGCTCACTGTGAGGTTGTGCGGTTCACCGATCCGCAAAGCGAGAGCTACGACCGTTACATGCCAAAGTTGCACAAGTCCGTTAGCTCGCTCATGCAAGAGTGGGCGGACGAGGTCTTGTTCGCGGCGTACAAACGATACGTGCGGAAAGAAGACCTTGGATTTAAGAAGACCCGCGGCATAGCCAGTGGTGATGAACGTGTCCTTTATACACAAGAATCAGCAGGATTCTTGGCAAAAAATCGTCTTGGATTGCCGCAAGAATTGCCACTTGATTTTGCGGCTTATGAACCCTTTTTAAATGTAGGAGAAAAGTAGTGGCGAGTTTATCAGGTTTTGATGCGACACAAGTTCCACCAGAAGAATCACGCGAAGCACTTCCAGCAGGCAAATATAAATGCGTTGCCATCGAGTCGGATTTCAAGCCGACCAAAAACGGCGAAGGCAAATACCTGCAATTTTGCTTCGAGGTTATTGATGGCGAACACAAAGGCCGAAGAGTTTGGGACAGGCTTAATCTAGTCAACGCAAATAATCAGGCGGTTGAGATTGCAAGGAGAACGCTGTCTGCAATTTGCCATGCGGTTAATGTGCTGCAACCGAAGGATTCCAGCCAACTCCACGGCATACCGTTAGTCGTCAAAGTTGCTTGCCGTGAATACAACGGCAATATCGGCAACGAAGTGAAAGGCTACGAAAAGCTTTCCGCCGCGGCTCCGGTGCAACAGCAACCAGCAACATCTAACTCAACTGTAGACACTCCTCCTTGGTAGGTTCGATGGAACTGCGTTGGTATCAAGCCGAAGCAATTGACGCCGCTTATCGCTTTTTGCGTGAGCGGCCTGGTCAGAATCCTTGCATCGTGTTGCCGACTGGGGCAGGCAAGACGCCTGTGCTGGCCAACATTTGCAAGGATGCGGTTGAACGCTGGGGCGGGCGCGTTTTGGTCTTGGCTCATGTCAAGGAGCTGGTTGAACAGTCGGCAAGCACGATGCAGCGATGGTTTCCGCAGCTCGACGTTGGTGTGTATTCGGCGGGAGTTGGGAAACGCGAAAAACATAATGACGTCGTGGTTGCTGGAATCCAGAGCGTTTGGGGCAAGGCGTTAGATTTGTGCGGTGATCGTCCATTTAACCTAGTCATTGTTGATGAAGCACACCGCATACCGCTGACAGATAATGGCATGTATCGCTCGCTGTTTTCGGATATTGCGGTTGCAAATCCGCGGCATCGGGTTATTGGATTGACGGCGACCAATTACAGGACCGATGGCGGCTACGTTACTGGACCTGATTACATCCTGAATGATGTGTGTTATGAGGCGTCTGTCAGGCAGTTAATCGCACAAGGTTATTTGTCGAAGCTAACCAGCAAACGTGGTGAGCATGTTGCTGATTTGAGCAAAGCCAGGGTGGTTCGAGGCGATTACTTAGAAAAAGACGTCGAGCGTGCGTTTGAAGACATAGTTGATTCAGCAATTGACGAGGTGATCGCACAGTCACAGGACAGAAAAAGCGTGTTGTTGTTTTGTGCGTCAATGATTCACATGGAATCGGTAATTGAAAAGATTCGAGAGCGAGGGCATGAGTGTTACGGAGTTAGCGGCCACACGTCAGCAAGCGATAGGGACGAACTGGTCCAGTATTTCAAGTCTGGCAGACTTAAATTCCTGGCGAACATTAACGTGTTCTGCGAGGGATTCGACGCACCAAACGTTGATATGGTTGCGCTGCTGCGGGCGACTGTTTCACCTGGATTGTATTACCAGATGGTTGGCAGAGGCTTGCGGATTTGCGAGGGCAAGCAGGATTGTCGGATTCTCGATTTTGGCAGCAACATCGAGCGTCATGGACCGATTGACGCGATGGTTGTTAAAGACAAAAAGCCGGGCGAAAAGGGCGACCCAATAACAAAGACGTGTCCAAAATGCAGCGAGGTCGTGCCGATTGCTGCATCGGTCTGCTTTGATTGCGGTTATGAGTTCCCGGAACCAGAGCCACAGGAGAGGCATCAAGGACAGGCTAGCGAGGCGGCGATCATTTCGACCGACGAGCCAGCCGTGGCGTTCGATGTGGAGGGCACGACGTATCAGGTCCATCGTAAGCGGAAGGAACCGGACGCGACACCGACGATGCGTGTGACGTATTGGTGTGGTGATGTGCCGGTAGCAGACGAATGGATTTGCATTGAGCATACAGGCTGGGCATTTCAGAAAGCTCAGTTGTGGTGGCAGAAGCGTAGCAACCACCCGATACCGCAGACGATTGAAGAAGCTGTCGAGATCGGTCGCCGCGGCGGCATAGCTGAGACGTACAGCGTTACGGCTATGCCAGAGCCAGGAACGCGATTCAAAAAGATAGTCGGTTATGAAATTGGCGAGATTCCCGAGCCGGTCGATTTGGAGTCTGAATTTTGGGAGGAGGAACCGTTTTGATAGAGCAATACAGGCGAGAAAAGTGTGATTCATGTGGATATTTAAATGGCCTGGCTGAATTTATTTTGACGCCAGAACAAAAACATTACGGTAAATATGTTTGCCCAAATTGCGGCTGCTACTGGAAGTTTGCAAAAAAACCAGACAACGACAGCAGTAAATATCGACGCCCGCAAAAGCATCGTGATCTAGTCAGGCGTTTTGGCAATGGATATTGCGAACTCTGCCTGACATCAGAAGACAACCTGCCAGACAACCAGACGCTTGAAGGTCATCACGTCATCCCATTTAAGGTTGAGCAGGTTAGCGAACGTGAAAACGTCTGGATCGTTTGCACTCGGTGCCATCGACAGATTGAACTGATAAGAACTTACAACGACAAAAAGTGTGTGACAACGGATGGACCCATACAAGCACGTACCGAACGAACTCAAACAGCTTAGGCAGTGGGTATGCTGGCGGTACGATAGCCGCGGCGGCGATAAGCCTACCAAAGTGCCAACGACCATCGGAGGCTACGACGCCAGCTCCACGAATCCGCGGGACTGGTATTCGTTTGAGGAAGTCGTTGTACATGCTCATGAGTTTGATGGTATCGGGTTCGTTTTTTCAAAGGACGATCCATACTGCGGAATCGACCTGGATGATTGCCTAGAGGATGGCAAGGCAAAGCACTGGGCGGCACCGATTGCGGCCAAATTTGCTGCGACTTACGGCGAAATTAGCCCAAGCGGCAACGGCGTTAAATACATCTGCAAGGCGACAAATCCGCTTTCGAGAGGACGCAAGGTTACGTGTGGCGATGGCGCCATTGAGCTTTACGAACGCGGGAGATTTTTTACCGTCACAGGAAACGTCGTTGGCGGATCCGCGGTGGAAGACCTACAAGCGGAAGTTGATTGGCTCGCCGCGGAGTACATGCCAGAAGAAAAGCCTACAGGCAACCTCGAAAACGTGATGCGTCCGAGGATCTACGTTGGTGAGGATGAAAAGCTTCGGCGTGCGAGTGCATACCTGTCGGAAGTGGATCCCGCGGTTAGCGGTGAAGGTGGACACGACACAACCTATCGTGCTGCGTGTTCGCTTGTGGTTGGATTTGACTTATCACCAGATGACGCATTCGGCCTGCTTTGGAACGAATACAACCCGCGGTGCCAGCCACCGTGGACAGAAAAAGAACTTTGGCACAAAGTGCGATCCGCAGAAAAAGCAGACGGAGAACGCGGCAAGCTGTTGGAGGATTGGAAAGCTACTGGCGTTGACTTGTCGCTGCTACTTGGCGAGGAGCGGACCAGCGACTTTGACGACGAAGACTTCGCACGCTCAATGGTTCCCGCGGACGGGTTACTGCGGGACGTTTACGAATACTACAGCCAGACTGCCCAAAGGCTTTCGCATGTGATGGGTTTGGCGGTTGCCGTCAGCACTTGCGAGGTGCTGTTTGGACGTCGAATTGCCTCTCACACCGATCTACGGACCAACGACTACAACGTCATTATCGCACCGACAAACTGCGGTAAAGAGGCGTGCGAGAAGACAATCACAAAGATATTTGAGTCGGTGGACCCTGAGCACCCGTTTATTATCCCGCCTGATGTGCAAAGTGGTAACGGATTGCTGGCAGCGATCACCCATAGTCGGTGTTGTATTTGGGTAAGCGACGAGTTTGGAAAGGTGCTCGCCGCGGTGCTGGACAAGAAAAATCGCAATCCTCACCAGACGCAAATTGCCACTCACCTCCTGAAGCTGTACGGCAAAGCAGATGGCATCTATGGCGGTGCAGCTCACTCGGCCGGCGTGAAAAACAGAGTCGTGCAACCTCACTTTTGCGTGCTGGGACTCACCACCGGATCCACTTTGTTTGAATCGGTGGATGCTTCCAACGTATCGGACGGTTTGTTTGGTCGGATTGCCTTTTGGCCGGTGCAAGATAGACCGCGGCGACGTCGCATGAAAAAAGTTGACGTTCCGGCTGATCTGACAGATAAGGTCCGCATGTGGATGGACTGGAAACCTACCGGAAACCTCGGAGACGAATATCCAGCACCGGCAATGCTGGCGATGAGCATGGACGCTCTCGCTCGCTGGGAGTCGCACAGCGAGGCTATCGACGAGCGAATGGATGAGGAGTCGGAAACTCGCAACGCAATTTGGGGACGTGTTGCAGCCCGTTCTATGAAGCTCGCGATGGTTCATCGTGCGAGTCGTGAGCAAGCGGATCCGTCGATGGTGGCTTGGGAGTTTTGCGAGATTGAAATCGAGGACGTTGAGTGGGGAATCAAGGTTAGCAATTGGCTCGCCAGGATCGCTTGCCAGCTCATCAGCGAGAACTTTCGCGACCGCACAACGGACCAGCTTTGCGACATCATCCAGCAGTCCATCGGGCTGGCTGGCGAGGTGTCAACGAGAGACATCACGAGAGCCTACAGACGCTTTTCAAGTGGCGATGTAATGGCCGCGGCAAAGCGTCTTGAGGCAGATGGCAAGGTGGTGATCGAGCGCCAAAAGGCACCCGGACGGGGTAGGCCGAGCTACATCATTAAATCAATTTTGTCCGCAGTTTGATTTTTGTCCCATAGGGGAGTGAAAAGAGATGGAAAAGACCTGGAAAGAGAAGAATCCCCCTACCCAGAGAAAAGTGGGACAAAAATATAAATATATATATCTCTCTTATCATTTTTCCCGTGTTTTCCGCTGTTTTATTAAGTTTATTTTTGTCCGGGACAAAAATCATTTTGACCGGGACAAAAATAAAAACAGCTATTTTTGTCCTGCGGACAAAAATCCCTCTGCGTGGTGGTAAGGGACAAAAATGGACAAAAAGGAGTCTTGTGAATGGATGGAAAGCCTACCGCCCGGAAGCGTGGTCGTAGAGATCCCAGCAAAGCTACCGACCTGGAACGCTCTGCTGGCGATGAACAGGTGGAAACGGGCAAAGGTCAGGCATTTGATACACCGGTTGATCTGCTTGTCGTCAGTTACCGTTGTCGGCTCGCAGACCCCGATGGTGTATCCGGCAAAGCGGCAATCGATGGATGCGTGCATCGCGGAATACTACGCGACGATAACGCGAAGTGGGTCCGCGAAGTCAGGTATCAACAAGTCAAAGTTAAAAACCAATCGGAAGAAAAGACGTTACTAATTTTTACACCAATTGAGGAAGAAAAATGAGCAACTGGGAAGAGCGAGTGGTGAAGTGGGCGGTGGAGCGAAAATTGTTTTCAGGATCCTCGCCAGACAGGCAACTCGAAAAGCTGAACGAGGAAGTTGGTGAGTTGTTCGAGGCGGTCGACGAAAGCGATACATCCGCAGTGATGGACGCGGTGGGAGATTGTGCTGTCGTGCTCACGATCATTGCGAATATGTATGGCATGAGCTTCAGCGAATGCTGTGAGTCGGCGTGGGAGCAAATTAAAGACCGCAGAGGTGAGATGCGAAATGGTGTGTTCGTGAAGGAGTCCGACCTGTGATCGCTAGGGGCGAAGGAGATTTAGCGGCGACCGCACTACGAGAGTGCGTCAGAATGCCGAAGGATGGTAGGTCGCTGGCGATGCACTTGGACGTGGTTTGGTGCAATTACGGCGATGCGTTTCCGAGTGCTGAGTTTTTCTTAAATCAAGTCGCAATCCATTTATCGAAGCAGCCTATCGGAAAACTTGCAGCTTCGATGATTTACAACAACACAAGGACCACGTTATGCCGCTGAAAATTGAAATAGAGATTTGCGACCGTGGAAGTGTTTCAGTGTTTCATCGTGGCGACACTGGACTTCTGATCGAGCATGGACCTGATGCACTGAAAATAGTTGATGAAATTCGAGAAAACGCAAGACTGGACGTGCGACCCAAAAACGTACTGGAAAAATACTTGGACGCGATTGGTTTCAGGAGCCACAAAAGTGCATGACCCCGTAAACCAACCAAAGCATTACACCAGTCACCCGAGCGGAATCGAGTGCATCCAGGTTGCCGAGCACATGAGATACAACCTCGGCAACGTGATCAAGTATGTGTGGCGTGCTGATTTAAAGGGTAACGCGATCGAGGATTTACGAAAGGCGGAATACTACATTCGCCGCGAAATCGAACGGAGGCAGAAGGATGAAAGCACTGGCGATCCTCTTGGTGTGCGTGGCTGGCTCCGGCAAGCACCAACCACCGAATCCGATTTGGGTTGATGTGATCGAGGTTAATCACGTCATGCGCGGCGACAAGATTTGCCTTAACCAAGTTATCTACTGGCGATGGAAGTGGGACGGACGATTGCACGCGGAAGCATGGCGATCAGTGCCGGAACATCACATGCCGCAGCGAGTGCGAGGCGTGTGGATCGACGAGGCGAATGGTGTCCGCGTGTACGCGAGATCGTTTCGGGAGCGATGGACGGACTACGATCCCGAAATGTTGGATCGAAACGAATGGCCACAAGAAAGAAGGGATTGGAAATGAGGAATCAGTGCGAAATCTATAACCAGAAAAAACCGCTAACGAACAAGCAAGGTGTGCAGTTTCCGAATCAAAAGCTACCGTACGAAATGTACGAAGAAGTACACGCAAAGCGTGAGGCGGGTGCGAGTCCCGGCGAGCTTGCACGGGAGTACGGTGTTTCCGAAGTGTCCATACGTCGAGCGGTTCGACGGGTGCGGTTGCAGAGGTTGTGGAAACAGCAATAGTTCAATGTGTAATTGAGGGGAAGAAATGAAGACTTATTTTGTGTCGTTTCTTAGCAATCGTATCAACCATTTCTTAAATGTCATCAAAACATTCGATGTGAAGCTCGGAACAGTTGCGACCGATGCAGGTTTTACGATTGTTGAAATCGAATGTACCGAGGAACAGGCAAACACTGTCTGGAATGCTGGATTTCACGTCGCAGAACAGTGATTTGATAGTTCAATACTCAATCGAGGTAATCAATGGACATACCAAAGAACTTAGACGCATGGCACGAAGATGGGAGCGGTCCGGTTGTGCTTGTGGTGCAACCGCAGAAGCTCGTCGGCACGCAGTCGTCGATCACTCACGCACACGAGCGACCGTTCGCAATGCTGTTTGAAAGCCGTGAAGCAGCGGCTAACTACCACAAAGAGAATAACGACAAATTCAAGCTCACGATCTTTAGTATGTGCGTGCCAGTTATCGATAAAACAGAACGTCAATAAGTCTATGAAAGTTAGCGAAATAACCGAATCAGGCTGGTACTGGATCGAGCATGTATATGACTGGCGGATGACGCACCTGACGCTTCACGCGGACGGTACGGTTTACCAGCGGAATCTATTAGGTGGTTTTGTTAGGGTTTCGGCTGATAAACGAGTCGTCGGGCCGATTAAAAAACCAAGCGAGAAAGTTACGTTGAATTAACACGCGAGGGGAAGAATGGGAGACGGTCAAGAGTGCCAGATATGCCGTAGGTCGCGACGGAATTGCGAATGCAAACCACCTTATCAAGTTGTTGGAACGTGGTCTGACGGCAGGACGGAAACGGCAAACGCATACAGTAGGCGTGATGTAGATGAATTGTGCGAGTGGTTTCGCTATAAGGAATCCAGCGACGGCGTGTATGTGAATCGGTACGTGGAGGGAATTGGCTACGTCCTTGATGAGTAACTTTGATTGTCAATTGGTATTTGAGTGAAGTGAAACTATGAAGCCAAAGATATTTAAGTACAAGTTGAACGTGACCAGCACGCAAACGATACAGATGCCACTGGCTGCTAATATCCGCAGCATCCAGCCAATGAACGGAGAGTTGTGTCTGTGGGCTGAAGTAAATCCAACAAATCCGCTTGTCGATTACGTGTTTGATATTTACGGAACTGGTCACGAGATCGAGTTATACGACGGTCGAAAGTATCACGGGACTGTGATTATGGGCCCGATGGTTTGGCACATTTTTGAACGTATTTAGCGTCAATGAGATATTGAAGCGAACCGAAACTTAGCGTCGATACGCGATTGAGTGGAAACAATGCAAGACGACACACCGATGGGCCGCATCGCAGGAAAGTGGCCAGGAGAGGAAACGGACCAGCAGATATGGAAGTCGCTGCAAGAATTACAAACTGCAAAACTTCCAGATTGTATCCAACGGCTAGGAAAAACTGGCTGGACGTTTACATACAACGTGCAGGATAAAGTTGTTGGTGCAGTCAATTCAGTTGGCTACCACATGTCGCTTTTGCGGATCGACTGCCCAGATCAATCGGGGATAAATGCAGACGAAATCGGCCTTGCGATACGAAGATGGTTTGCTTCCGCTCAACATGCCGTTGAGGACCAGGAATAAAAATCTGGCTTTTTTTGCTGGACAGGGTTGACGGTATATACCGACGGTATATACTACACATGTAACGCAAATGACAACTAACCCGGAGCAAACAAATGACCACAACCAGAATCATCGGAATCAGCGACGCAGCACGAATCAAGGCAGCCTTGCAAGGCAAAGTGAAGTACGCCACGACGGACCACACACGC